CTCATGGCCCGTTTCCTTGTTTTTGAGTCGTACTGTTTGACCTCTTGATCTCATAAAACGAATTCTACAGAAGTGTTATGCATAATGCAAGGTTTAAAAGTGGTAATTTCATGGTATTGGTGGGAATGGAAGGATTCGAACCTTCTAAGCCAGTGGCACCAGTTTTACAGACTGGCCCAATTCACCATCATTGGAGCATTCCCTTAAATGGGATAATACATCATTGAACGGTCTATATCTACCCACAATGTATTTATTCAGCATAAGAGTTGCCCGATTATTGATTTGTGGTTCTAAACACTTACTATCTTTTCCAGAATTTACAGTACCTAACCACTCAAAAATATCGGATGTTGGGTAGTCGTTTGTGTAAACCTGTTTAACATACTCGTACCTACCTAACTCAAAATAACCCTCATTTGTTCTTGGGTTTGGGTTTTTGTAACCCTCTCTTATAGCCCAAATGGTATCAGTTTCGCGGACAGACTCTATCATTTCTTTTTCGGGGGTTTGGTTTCGTTCGCAGCTATCAAAAAATACAGGTTCTCTAGAATATGCCCAAGATTTTCTAGCGTGAGGCCACCGTACTGGCTTAATTAGGGCTATATCCACATTTGGAAATTCATCATCTGTCACTAGCCTAAAATCGCTATCATCTTCTAAAATTGGAAGAGAGTCTGGGTCTTGATCATCCATGGGACCATTACTGCGCCATCTTGTAAATTCTAGTATTGCCTCTTCTAGCCTAGATTGCTTATGCTCTTCAGGGGAAGTCCCGCGAGGGATACACCTGTGCACTCTATTAAATGGGGAGCGTCCCTTATCATATTTATCCTCATACCAATTCCACCATTCGTATTTCACCCACTTATCCATAAACTCTGAACCATCAACCACCCATATAATACCACCACCATATTCGGTGTAGAAATCTTCCCTTTCCCTGATTTCTTCTGATGAAATATTAGAGTGCTGAAATTCTATGACAGGCCCGTTTGGTATCTTGATATCGGCCCGGTGAGTTTCCCCGGTGGTATCAGATTTTATGGTGATTTCTCGCCACTCTGGTGGGAATAGGTTTTTCCATCCTCTGTGCCACTCTGTTTCAGCTTCTGCCCATGTATCACAGTCAACACCGGTCATGTGTGCCCAATGTTGTATGTTTATCTCGCCGCATTTGCTTAGAACTTCACCACCACAACCGGGACATTCCGCACGTTGGCCTGTAACTTCTGCCATTGACTTAATGCCGTTAAGTATTGCGTACTGCATATAGTTTTCCCTTTGAAATCATATAGTTAAGTAGTTATTCCTAATATAGTTAGAGAGGTAATGTCTTAATATAAACTATTTCTGTATATATTACAATACATATTATATAATATATATAAACCTTATATATAATAATTAATATAAGTCTTATATATATTAATTATAAGGCCTGTGGATAAGTGGATAACTTTAGACTTTGCGTTATGTTTCATCGAGTTATGTTAATTTTAGCCTGTGGATAACTTTGCGTTGTGGATAAACTAGACGAAAAAAACCGGCGTCGTGAGTCGCGTCGACGAAACCTTGCCCACAAGCAAAGTCCATACAGCAAAAAGGGGCATTCTCATAAAACCGCCCGTGACTATAGACGGTCAGAGAAATACCCCGTTTATTATGATGTGATCGACTAGGGTCCGTTACTTCACCATTTCCACTATGATGTCAGTTCCCGAATCCTTGCGGTAACAGGCTAGGCAATCCATGCATTTGCGACCAGTGCAATTCTGTGGCGCTGTCGACCCTTTTGAGACATTGTTGAACACCTTGTGGAAACCCCGCGGGACGTCAATCACCCGGTCGATTCTAGGGTTCGAAAACACCAGAATTAGATTGTCCGGTATCAAGTCGAGTCGCTGCCTAATAAGACTCACCCGCTTAGTCCACAATGCGAATGTACAATGTGGATTCTTGACAGCGATTGCGATGATATTGTCCAGATGACATGAGTTTATCAGTTCACCATGGGCACTGATTCGGACATATCCATAGTTTAGAACTGGTAGATCGGCATAGTCGATCAATTCGGACAGCGCGACACTGTTGCGTTCGAATGCCGGGGCACAGTTTTTGCGATATCCCTCAAGCATGTCAAAAGAATAGCACTCAAAACAGATTGTGTCTGTCTGGTGCTGTCGGATACAAAACTCGTTCGTGAGGGTATTCGTGTTGATTGCTGGTATACCCTTGAGTTTGCCAGACATTTTCGAAACGTGTACGGTCATTTTTTCGGCCCTATGGTCAGTAGAATGAATACCAAAATAGTGAACCAAATGGGTGACGTGATTGTCACCCAAATGATTGTCTCGACTATTGCGTTGATCACTTCGTACCCCATGATCTGATTTCCCGATTCGGCAATAATGCCACGAAATCGGCAGTTTGTACAGGGTCGGCATAAAATCCGTCATAACCATTACTGGTGATTTTCACAAACTGGTCATATTTGAACGGATTGTACGCAACATAGTCACAAACTTTATTACCGATGCGGGTATCATCTACAGCACCATTTAAGCCCCGTCTGCCGGTGAAACATATGTAGCCGGTGACAGTAGCGTGTACATTTTTAACACCAGTAGCACGAACTTTGTCACGGCCAGCTGGTGCAACATTAAAGCGTACATCACGCAGTGATATAGCCGTTACATGGTCAATTACCCGGCCCGATTGACGGACAGAATAACATCCCTTGTGTAGGTTCCAATAAACTTGCACTCGTTTCATGGTTATAGTTCCGTAGTGATAGGTTGAACCTTGACACGGTAGCCAAGGCTTTTAATGCGGTCGATAGCGTATGGCGTCAATGTCTCAGTATCCGCGATACTGGCAAAAATCCGCGCTTGTGAACAGACCGGATAGATCAGATCGCGACCGTAGACCGACTTAATAGTGACAATGATTTCCATCACGATATTGTCCTATTATCGTCGGTATAGGGTTGGTCGGCAGACTGCCAGCGTTCAAACTGGGTGATAGCTCCGGCTTCTGTAGACCACGCAGAATCTCTCATAATGTGTGCCGGGAACTGACCACGCAGCCCGTTCACAATTTCACCAGAATCATAGAGATTGTACACTTGGCAATAGGCCTTAAACTCTCTCATGTTCATCTCAGTATTGACGATACAGTATTGTGTATAGGGATGGTCGATATCCTCTACTCTACGTTGGTCCATTCTAATTACAGTGACGGTCATATTGTGTATTCCATAGTAGTGTGTGACTGACCGAACTATACAGACTGTTCAGAGCGATGTCAACAGGGTCTTTACTGGGGGGTTCAATGATATCGCAAGTGGACACACACACATCAGTTCAAACCAACCGAACCGGTTCGTGTCGTACTGTTTAGGTTCACCAACTAGAACCATCCGACCAGACCGTGATGTGGCGTCGATAGCGTGCTGTGACTCGACTCGACTGAAGATCAAAGAAAGACCGGGCGCGTGACGACCCCCACCGGCCCCCCATCACTTTTTTTTATATTATATTATATTGTATACACAAACCGGAGGGTATTTCTACCTAACATAAGCGTTCTCTAATGGATAAGATAAAGGAAAGACTCGCACAAATAGCGCAGGAAGCTATTGCTCAGAATCCACAGAATGAGGCCGCTAGACAGGTTTTGGACTCATTGTGGCAGATGCCATTAAATGTTGCTGCTGAGATACTGAAGGCTGTAGGTGGGACCGCTGTTACTATGGGACCGATGGGTTCTGGTAGTTATGGGGAGCGGAAAGATGCTTTAAATCAAATCCTTGCCATGGATACGGGAATTCCGGTAAATGAAGCAACCATGGAGGGACTGGGTAATTTAGCTGCTGGTGGTGAGGTGCTTGATATCCCATTCCGCGCTCTTGAGGAAGGGGTTGAGAACATAACCGGTAGTGATGCCGCAGGGGATGCGGCTTATTGGGGTAGTCAGATGGTTGGACCCGGATTGGTGAAAGGGGCTTTAAACCTTTTCTCCAAGTTTGGTAAAACTGTAAGTAAGCATGTGGGTATTGATCAAAGACCACAGGGTGATATAATCTCTAAAGGGGTTACAGGGGTAACAAGACGTAGGGGTGGTCATTACGGTGAACATCCATTTGATCGTGCTTCTCAAGGGGCTGAGAGCGCCATGAGAGCGACTGCAAGCGCCATAGAGGGGATCATGAGTCCACAGGCCGCCGCTATTATGAAAAAGCATGGAGTGGCCCCTGTAGCGGTTAGAAGGATTCAGTCATCCAGAAAGATTCTTGATAATCCAAATGTAAAAGCTGAGACTAAGAAACATGCGGAAAAGGTTCTTATAGCAGAACTGCGTAAGGTTCAGGCTATGGTTTTAAAAGAGGGTAAACCTGTTTCTCCAGAACTGGCTCAAATAGTGGAAGCCTACCACCCAAGAAAGATTGAGGTTACTGGTGTACCAAAGCCTAAGCAGTTGCAGTCGGTATTGGAAGGAGATATTCCCTTACCAGAACTAAGGTTGCTTATAGATGATATGTCTAAGTATGTTGATGAGGGAAGGCCTAATATCTATGCATTTGGCGGAAATCCGCAACAAACGGCAATGAGTGGAACTCGGCACAGTAAGATATTATCTGAGAATCCGGCAGAATTGTTCGTGACAAAGAATTCAACCTATGATATGATAGGTGATATATGGTCTAGAATCTCTGAAGGGCAGAGATTTGATACCATCCAGAATAAATGGTTTCCAAAGCCAACCCCCGGAGCGCATGGGAAAAGAGTAACAAAGTATAATTCTCTTGATCCGATGGAGTTTAACTCAGACACTATAAATAAAATTATGGGGTCTAAGACAAAAGCTAGGAAAAAGGTATTAAAAAGGGAAGCAGAAGAGAAGTATCCTCTAGCCTCTAGATTTAAGAAGGGGTTTTCTAGAATACAATCCGAGAATGTTGGCGCTGAAACCGTGAAGATTAAGGGGAAGGATCACATCCTGTATCATTCGGTCCGTGGCTCTGATGACCCTCTGTTAGCCAGTACACCGGCCGCATTATTGCTGAATCCCAGAACGGGAACGACTAGAGTTTTAGCTTACGATGAATTTGATCTTGGTAGTGGTCTTACCAAAAGAGTGCTTGAAACCGGCTTTAAGAAAGGATTCTGGACTGTAAACAGTGGAACCTTTACTTATCCTGATTCTATACTAAGAAGGGTAGGAGTCAAGAAAAGACCTAAAGAAAAGGCCATAGAGTATACACAGCCTGATCCAAAGATGTACGAAAGGATAGACGAAATGCTGGATGTTTCTCCCGCCAAAGAATGGGGAAAACGAGCAGTGATCCCATCAACAATAGTAGGTACTAAAAAGAAAAGAGATGAGAACCGCAAAGCAAGAAACATTTATTGAACAGTATTGCCTTCATGGTAATGCCGCTAAAGCTGCGACCACTGCTGGTTACTCTCATCCCAAACAAAGGGGTCATGAGCTAAAGAATCAGTTTGAGATCGAGATTGAGGAGCGCACCAAGAAGATGATCATGGATTGCGTCCCCGGTGCCTTGACCCAGCTTAAATCCCTCTCAGAAGGCGCTGAGAGCGAGTCTGTGCGACTTGGAGCGGTAAAGGATATACTGGACAGGGCTGGCCTTAAACCGACTGAGAAGGTCAAAACAGAGATTTCCCATGTGGAGACTGCATCTACTGATGAACTCAAGAGAGAACTGGAGGCTCTAACAGGGTCTAGCTCCATATCGGAAATACCTGATCTGGTGAACTGATGTGGCTACCCCTAAAGGTACAAAAGCGACATTACGATCACTAGATGAGATCAAGAGATTAGAAAAGGAGCTTGGACTAAAGCCAAAACCCTACGACCCTACTAAACAGGGAACTTGGCAAAGCCAACGAAGCAATAGAATAACTAAGACCTTATCTAATAAAAGAAAAAGAGCTACGCCAGAACAACGGCAAAAGGAATACGATAAAAAGATTGCTGATAGAGCTGACCCAATAAAAGGGGAAGAGGTAAGGGCGAAAGCTAGAGAGGATTATAAAAAACCTCATGTAAGAGCGAGTAAATCTAAACATTCTACTAGGAGAAGAGAGAGGGAGCGGGGTGCTAAGAAATCTATAGGGATATTAGACGCAGGAAGAGAAACAGAATTAGATCAAATAAGACAAGCTCCCGGAATTTTTAACTGGAGAGATACCAAATCTGCACCTTCTGATTATTATCCAGAAGGTAAAAATATTCCTTATTTTGAGACTGAGCATGATATAGATGTTGCTAAGGGTGGTGGAGACTGGGATGTAAAAAGGGATCGGCCTAATATTTATACAGTAGATAGACCAACTCATGCAAGGATAACAAAAGCTACTGAGCAGGGTAAGGATGCATTGGCTCAGGATATGAAGAGTAGGGCTAGGCTTCCAACTGTTACAGGTCCAGCTAGGGATGTCGTGATGACCCCTAAAAAATTAAAGTCTCTGATGAATTTAAAGAGCGTGATGCCTTGGCTAACCATCCCATTAGCCTATGCAGCAACATCACTTCTTCCAGAACAAAAGGCTATGGCCGCTGAAGACGTTCTAAGTTTACTCGATCCGCTTGGACTGCCTAGAGGCGGGAGATACTCTAAAACTCCCGGGTCCGCTGAATTTAATGCACACTTACCACCATACTTGAGAAGGTTAAAAGACGCCACTTGGGGCGGTGGATTACACAGGTATTAGTATGCCAATACAAAGATGTAGTTTAAAGAGCGGTAAAAAGGGCTGGAAGTGGGGCAAGTCCGGCAAATGTTATCCTACAAGAGAAGGAGCATTAAAACAAATGAGGGCAATCAAAGCTAGTCAGAAGCGGGGTTGAAGTATCTAAACAAAGATATTGAGATGGGACATAGCAGAGCAGAATTAGAACAAGCAGTTGAGATAGCTAGAGAGATCAGGCAGCGGGAAAGGTTTAACAAGATCGACTTCTACGACCCCTACCCCTACCAACTAGCGTTTCACGAAACAGGAGCAGATTGCAATCAGCGTCTACTGATGGCCGCTAACCGAATAGGTAAGTCCTATTGTGGCGCGGCAGAGGTGTCCTACCACCTTACTGGGCTATATCCCAAGTGGTGGAAAGGCCGCAGGTATACCCAGCCCATTACTGCGTGGTGTGGCGGGGTATCCAACGAGACAACGAGAGACATTGTACAGGCTGAGTTATTGGGTTCTCCAGATGACCCGGAAGCCTTCGGTTCAGGTTCTATACCTAAAAAAACAATAATTAAAACCGAACGCAAACCCGGTGTCCCTAACGCCAAATCGGTCGCCCTAATCAGGCACGTTAGCGGTGGGAACTCTTCTTTATTCTTCAAGGCCTATGAGATGGGCGTTGAGAAGTGGCAGGGTAGATCAGTAGATTGTGTCTGGTTGGATGAAGAGCCTAGCCGTGAGCTATACAGCCAAGCGGTGACAAGGACGCTAGATAGAAGAGGTATGGTTTACATGACATTCACGCCTGAAAATGGAATGACAGAAACTGTAGCTTCCTTTATGAACCGTATCCAGCCCGGCCAATCCCTGACTAACGCCACATGGGATGATGCCTCTGAGCGGATCATGTCTATGAATGGAAGTCCGGGCCACCTCTCGGAAACTGTGATGACCCAGATTCTCTCAGCATACTCCCCGCATGAAAGGGAGATGAGGCGATACGGAAGACCCTCAATCGGCTCTGGCCTTGTCTTCCCTGTATCAGAAGAAGAGATAATGATTGATCCGATAAAGATAGAGGATCATTGGCCCAGAATAGCAGCAATAGATTTTGGTTGGGACCATCCAACCGCAATGGTTTGGTGTGCTGTAGACAACGAGAGCGAAACCTTTTA